TAATCTCACCAGTCATTGCTACATCGTGTCTAATCTTTCTATTGGTTAATAGAGAATAAATTGCCAATGTTAAAGCAGCACCTGCACTAGGTCCATCTTTAGGAATTGCACCTTCAGGACAGTGAATGTGAAAACCTACAGGCTTTTTCTTCCAGACAGTTAAATAATTATCTTTAGTTTCTTGATCTAAATAATTCCAGGCAAGAGAACAAGCAACTTCAGTACTTTCTTTAATAACTTTTTCTAAATGTCCAGTGGCTTTCAATTCAAGTGGCTTAGAAGAAGGAATAAATACTACTTCAATGGGTAATACTCCTCCAACTCCCATAGAACCAGCGTAAAGTCCATTCACGATTCCAGATTTAGGTTCAGTATTAATCTTTTCAGGATCACGTTCCATTTTGTGTTTTAGTAAAGTTTTAATATTATCCAAATTTACAGTAAATGGGAAATCAACCACGCGTTCATCAATCTTAGTATTTACCAAATTAGCAATATTCAATTCTCTTACAACACTGTATAAAAGTGATTTTAGTTTTCTTACTCCTCCTTCATGAGTATATTTATTAATTATTGCTCTGATTACTTCATCACTCATTAATACTGAATTTTCTTCAAATTTAAGTTCTTTCATCATATCAGGTAATAAATAATTCTTTGCAATATGAATCTTTTGAGATGTTAATAGATATTTGGTTTCTACAGTTGTAATTCTATCCAATAAAATGGGATTTACATTACTGGGGTCATTAAATGAAAAAATCATTGTAGCCCTTGATAAATCAATATCAATTCCGTGAAAGTATTTATCCCTAAAGTGATTGTTTTGAATAGGGTCTGTCAAATGAATTAAGATATTGGTAATTTCATCACCTTTAGGAGTTGCAGAAATCTTATCCAATTCATCAAAATAAATGATTGGGTCCATTGCCTTACTAGTAATCAATCCATTTGCAATTCTTCCATAAATAGAACCCTCCCAAGTATAAGAATGACCCTCCAAGAATGAAGAATCAGTTGCACCACCCAAAGAAATAAATACAAATGGTTTATCCATAGCCTTAGCGATACCCTCTTTCACTAAGCTCGATTTACCATTGCCCGCACAGCCCCAGATTCCTAGCATATTACCTTTAGCCTTTGGATTTCTGATCTGTTGTCCCATCATTTGGATAATTTGTCTTTTTGCTTCGTCGTGACCATAAACCGCGTCATCCATTTTCTTTTGAAGAGTATTCAAGAATTCCTTAATTTTTTCTGGTTTTACTGAATTCAAGTTAATTCCCTTGTATTTTCCAAAAGGTAATTGCATTACGGAATCAACCCATTGTTTTAATTTATTATTTTCTCCTCTGCTTGTAGTTACTGTTACATAATTTTTCAAAATGTGATTCTTTTGTGCTAAAGGCAAATCTAAATTCATAATTTCAAATAATGCAGGTTTGTCACTGTTTTGATAATTATTAATATCTTTTAATTTTTCAATTGCTTCCTTTCTTTCTCTATTAGATAAATTAGAGAAATATTTCAATGATTCTTCTTCTACATCGTTACCACTTGGCTTATTCTTATAAATTTGTTCAATAAATTGTTTTCCTAATTTATTATTCATCATTTTATTATGTTGACTACAATAATCTTCGTCTTCCTCGTCATCTTCATCTTCATCATCATCGTCATCGTCGTCATCATCATCCCCATCTCCATAATCTTCTTCCTCTTCTTCTTCCTCTTCCTCCTCTTTTTTAGACTTTTTATTTTTAGTAATTTTATTTTTTGCATTATATTCTTCATCATCAATTATAATAACCTTATTCTTTTTTAGCTTTTCTTTCTCTGCTTTTAAATATGCAATAGGATTAAATTTACTTCCTTCTTTACTAATTTTACCTCTCAAATCTTTAATCAATTGAATATGTACAGATACCATAGCTAAAAAGGAAGCTTTTCCAATGGAATCATCTTTGTCATTATCAACACTTTCTTTAACTAAATTTAAAGTATATTCCAAATCTGCTAAATAACTATCCAGTACCTTTTTTGACATTTTCTTACCCTGCAAATCCGTAGAGATTCGGTCTAGACAAATAATTTTAATATCGTTTATAATGTCTTCTGAACTTATTACAATACTGTTACTTCTCTTTCTTTTATTATTAAGTAACTTTAGTAGTTCGTTAGTGTTAGGATCATTCGGATTCATTATATATAGTTAAATATAACAAGTCTATAAATAATAATTTATGGAAAACTATATTAAAGAACTAGGGTATTACAATGGAAGAATACAAAAAATATTTTTTTTCGAACTGGCCTAGCCGGCTAACTAAAATAGTTGTTAAAAACATTAAATTTTTTGATGAAAATGTTAAAAATATAATATTAATGATTAAACATGGAACTATTAATTTGACCGATACTAATAATTTTACGTTTCTTTATAACGAAAAATTTGATATAGAATTTACAGCACTAGAAGATGACCTACTATTAGGAGAATTTATTATAAATCCTATTAAAAAAAACAGTTGGTTTTTTTATGAAAACCTATTAGAATTAGACATTACGAAAAACACTAAAAAAGTAGGAAGGATTACCATAGAACAAACTATTTATTCTTGGTTTCAATCCTTATTATTTAAATACATTGGTTATCCAAAAACAAATACATCAGACTTGTGTACTTCAATTAAAATTATTAAAAATAGTTTTCATGACCAAGAATCCATTTATGATTATTACAGTGATGCATTTTTAAGAATTATCAACTTTAGTGAAAATATTCCACCTTTATACTTTGGTATTATTGCTCCTGATAACTTTGGTAAATCAGATATGTTATCAATTTTGAAAAATAAAATAATTAATTCTTCTTATATTAAGAAAATTGTTATTGAGTTTAATCCTTGGAGTTTTGAAGCAGATGATACTATATGGGCTAGTATATTAATGAGTATTCATACTGGATTAGAGAAAGAATTTGGTAGGAATACTTTAAACTGGATGAGAATTAAAAAGAATTTTTTTCCAAATTATAAATCAGTTTCTATATTTTTATTTAAATTAATTATAACTACTGGACTAATCATAGCACTAATTTTTATTGATTATACTAAAAATATATTATCTAATATTTTAATTGCTTCTTCATTATTCTTATCATCTTTAATATTATTAAAAGATATAATTAATGTTATTAAAAACTTTATATTTTCTTTATCAGATTTACTTAAAAAAATAAGAAAACCCGATTGGTCTAAAGAATTAGGATTTATGAATGAAATTAAAACTGAATTTTTTGATTTTATTAATCCAGTTATTAAAGATAATGATTATAAATTAATTTTACTTATTGATGATTTGGATAAATGTTCTATTGAAAAAATCTATTTAGTTATTAAAGTATTATCATTGATTAAATACTCAGACTGTCCTATTTATGTATTTTTAACTTATGATTCAAAAAAAATAGATGAATCACTTAAAAATTACTATCAAATTAAATACCATAAAAATATTACAGATAGTAAATATATTATGAATAAATTAATAAATGTACCTTTCTGTCTGCCAGGAAGAGAAATTATAAATAATTTGAGTCTTATTTATGATAATATGAATAAATCACCTAAGATAGAATCATCTCCTAGAATTTCACCTAAGAAAAGGAAAGATACTATTTTAGACAATTTAGATATTTATTTAGATGATTCAAATATCGAAACTCCTCTAGACTCTTTACACCAAAACCGTGAAATTACAACCTTTCAATCAATTATAGAAAATACTAAAAACTCTGGAAATGCATTAACTAATGAACAAGTTATAAAAATCATAAACATCTATTCTATTGCAAAATTTCTATTACCTAATCATCTCAGACATAAAAGATTTATTTTATTACACTTGATTGTTTTATGTGAAAATTGGTTAAGAATTATGATTTATTTATATAAGGAAATTAGAAAGACAAAATTTAATTTAACTTATTCAGAAATTAAAGACGTTTTCGGTGAAAAACAATTATTGTTCTTTTATTTAAATGATTCTGAAAATCCTAATTATGAATTATTATTATATTTAACTAAATTTGAAATTAAAATAATAGATTTTATTGATTTAGAACCTTATATTTTTAATTTAGATAGGTGTTTGTAAATTTTTATATAATCAAAATTAATGGGAATAGAAAGATTTTTTAGTGCTATTAATAGAAATTTTAATGTTGTAGATGATGTAGAAGAAGTTAAAGGTATTGAATGTGATACCCTTTTAATAGACTTTAATTCTATTATCCACAATATATCAAGTAGAGTAACTAAAGAAATAAAAGAAGGTGATGATATTGAAAAAGCAATTATTCAAGAAATTAAAAATTATATTTTGTATTTGATGGAGCTAGTTAAATGTAATTTGGTTTATATATCTTTTGATGGGATTCCTACCTTTTCAAAAATATTAGAACAAAAAAGAAGAAGATATATTGGTGACTTTATAGATATGTTATTAAGTAAATATCCTTCCAAAGTTTCATTTAACAAAAGTATGATTAGTACTGGAACAGTTTTTATGAAAAATGTTATTAAAACATTAAAGGAAACAAATTTTCCAGTAAAAACTATAATATCAGATACTAATGAACTTGGTGAAGGAGAATTTAAAATTGTTAAATATGTGAACCAACATAAATTGAATGATTTTATTATTTATAGCCCGGATGCTGATTTAATTATATTATGTTTAATCTTGTATAATAGTCATAGAAAGATTAAAATTCTAAGATTTGACCAAAATACTAAAGTATTAAATATTATTTACATTAATCGATTAGTAAAATACTTTGTAGATTACAAGGAAGATAAAATTATAAAGAATATAGACAATAGAAGATACATTTTAGATTTAGCTATGATGTTTACTATATTTGGTAATGACTTTTTACCAAGACTAGAAGATATAAATATTAATATGGATTTATATCTAATATTAGATGGTTATTTGATTAATTATGTAGACCATGGTTATATTCTTAGCGATAGCTTGGAAATTGATCCAAAGTCTTTTTATTTTTATTTATTGTTTTTATCAAAGTATGAAGGATTTTTATTAAAAAGGAATGCAGCAATGTCTAAATATCAAAATTATAATTATGCTAATATTGTTAACTTATATCAGGACCTTAAAAATAAGAAATACAATGAATCTATGATTTTCTATTTGGATTTAGGTGCTGATTTAAATATCAACGACCAATATGGTAAATTAGGTTATTACTTTTTCAATAATGAACAAATTATTAGAGCTTTAGACAATTATGAATTTAAGAACAATGTAAATCAGGATTATTTAGAAGATAGTGAAAAATACCAAAAGTTAATTCCAGTTGAATATAATTCCAACGTTAGAAAACATATATTTGCAACCAAAGATATGAACAAAAGAGAAAAAGAATTATATTTAATTGAAAAGAAATTAGACCATTATAATATTTTGTTTAACACTGATAGTAAATTTTTAAATAGTCTTAGAAAATCTGATTATTATAAAGATAATGATCCAAAAGTTATGGTTAATGAATATTTAAAGGGTTTCAAATGGTTAATTAATTATTATATTAAAACAAATGATATTGATGAATTTTGGTATTACAAATATCATTATTCTCCTCTCTTAACTGATTTAGTTACTTATTTCAATCCTAATTGTTTACATTATAGATTTATTAATAAACCACTAAATCTAAAACCATTACAAGTTTTATTATATACAGCTCCTATTAAAATATCAAAAATTGATGACTTTTTAAAAACTATAGATACTACTGATGAAAAAAGAAAAGAAATTAAACACTTTATTGAAAGTAATTTGAACCTCTTTTATAATTTAGATGAAATTTATTATTCAGTGTTAAAAGGAAATTTGAAAGAGGGTTTGTTTGATTGTTCAAATGC